GGGAATAACCAATTATAAAAATTCTGCCAATTATATAGAAGGCTGAACCTTATTCATCATTCTCGAATCAAAATTAGTCTCCCCCCGGTAGGAGGAGTTCATTTTGATTTAAGTCAAAATAAGGCCTACGTGGTTATTAATACGTAGGGACCACCTTCTACCGAAAGCCTGTCCGCATGATGTAACATGCTTTGGGCTTGGGAGAAATGGTTGAATAGATATTCTATTCTAATGGTGCTTCTGTTACAACAGAAAACTCATCAAGAGCAGCTAATGCTCCTATAGCTCCAGCTGCAACGGAATCACCTGATGGGACTGGAACTGCAAAAACACGATGCATTGCATTTCGAAAGATCCTACAAGAAGTAATTGGTACTTGAACAGTGCCAGCCCCAGTTAAGATCAAGGGCACAGTTTCAATGGAAGCAGATGTAATACCCCAAGATCCTTCTGAAGTTTCTTTCAAATCAGGTGTAAATGCAGCTTCAAAGAATTCAGCATATCCTTCATTTTCATTAACAGAAGCAAGTGCTGAAAGATCGATAGTCACACTTTTACCAGTTGGAAAAGAAGAGACTGATTGAACATTCCGAATGTCACACATTGGGGGAGGTCCAATCATAAAGAAGAAATTAAAATCATCGCCAGCAGACTCAAAAAGTGTCGAAACCTGACTCTTTCCACCGTACTCTGCAAGATTGCGGCACCTGATGTTAGTTCTAGCATCCCCAAGTACGGGAGTCTGATTTGAACTAACAACATCGCACCGTATTCCACGATAATATGGTGTTCTAATCTCGAAAGCATTCGAGACCTGCTGATTTTGTTGGAAAAGAGGCTGACCATAAGCCAACTCTTTTTCCACTATAGTCTGGTCTGTAGTGTCATCGTCAAAGAGAAGAAAAGAATCAGCAACAACACCGGGAGTATATGGTATGATTTTAAGTTGAGATGAACCGTTATAAAAACGGTAGAGAAAAGAAGACATATACCAGGGTGTGGGAATAACTTTATCAGAAAAACTCAATCGGGACATAGTTCTCGCACCACTAGTAGCATCCTCAGTCATATGGCGCGTCCGCAAACCTATGAAATTAGCACTCTGAGAAAGGTTGGCAAACCAACCATATCTCTTCATAAGAGCGCGTAATGACTGAAAATATTCACCAGTAGTTTGAGCTGTCACGTCTTGAGTTGTATGTGAAGGAACAAGAAGATTTTCATCCTCTGGAACAAACACAGTACCAATGTCAGATTGAGCGTATCTCGATTGAAAACCAGGTGCAAGATTCATCACAGGTCTAGCAATCTGGTAATCCTCTCCACCACTGTGTGCCACGTAAAAAGTGACAGAACCCGCAACAGTGGGAGGATTCGATAAATCGACCAATGAATAAATAGCTAAACAACCGGTTTTGGTTTCGAGTGTGGTTGCATCAGGTCCGGGATTAGAACCTGAAGTTCTCTTATAAGTCTCGCGCCAATCGGTGTTGGAAATAAAAGGAACGGAAACACGAAAAGTGGTTCTACCCATTTCATCCTGTCTATCCTTTAAATTACACACCACATTATAGTTGGTATTAAGGAGTTCACCCAATTCATCTGGAACGTTTGCCAAGTTAGTTTCTGGTAAGAAAACCACAGCAAAGCGTCCCTGATGATAAGGAGTCTTTACCACCATAATGTCATAATTAATAGTTCCACGCCACAATGTACCCATCATGCTTGCATAAGCAAAGCTTCCAAGATACATTGTTTTGCTATCACCAGTATTTCCATATTGATATTGGGACAAGGGAGAAACCTCCCATGCTGTAATCTTCTTACGTGCAGAAAACATAGCTGTAGGTGCAGTTTGAGCATAAAAAAAATTCGGTCTACCAAATATATACTCAAAACTCATTTCATCTTTGTTTTCAGGAATAAATGAAGAACCATCAATGCCATTATCTTGGAGAAGTGCCAGTGTTGTAGCATCATCGTTACCCTCAGTGTGAAT